CTTCCAGCTCAGTACAACCGGCGAGCAGGTTCTTGTTGTAGTTACCGGCCTTGGCTGACGCGCCGCTATCACGGGCTACCTTGGCTGACGCGGCTTTGTCTTTCTTACGCGCAGTCCACGTTGAGACTTGCATTTGCGATAGCATGAAAGCCGTGTCGAACGCTGGTGCGTTTACGGTTGGGCCTTGGGCCAGTGATTGAATGTTGCTTACTTGTTCCATTGGGAACTCCTTATCGTTGGTTTGGTTTTGTGTATAAGTCATACACAAAGTTGGTTAGTGAACTGACACAAGCACTGCGCTCTTACGCAATGCCATGAGGTTGATGGTGCCGTGGCGTCGGCAGTCGAGATACTGAACGCCGCCCTTGATGTACACACGCTCGGGCATGTCGAGCAGACGGAACAGCGCATTGAGTCGGGACTGCGTGGTGCGCGACGGTACAATAAAGCCGTCCTTCTCGTATCCGCCACATGACACCCATAACTTCTTAACCCCATCTCGATTCGACATGGTGGCAATGCGGTTGCCGTGCAGTAACAGGTCGAGACTGCGGGTGGCGTGGTTGAACACGGACTCGGTGTTAGCCATTGATTTGGTCTCGCCCTTGATGAACGCACCGACCACTTCTTTTTCTATCTTACGCATTGGTTTCTCCTAACAGGTCATACATACGGTCTAGCTGGTACTCGGTAACGTGCGGCTTGTCCTTGGCTAGACCGGCCTGCGCTATGGTCACGAGTGTGAATAGCTTTTCCAGCAGGTCATCGTGCTCGGCTTTGACCAACCTGATCTCGGCGTCGTGGTGGATGCGCTGGTGGTGCAGCCGCTCTTGGTACTCTTCATCTGACATCGCTGTCTCCTTTCGTTGTTGGTTTTGTGTATAAGTCATACACAAAGTTTCCCGGTGTGTGTAGATAGTTCTGTGTAACACAAAATTCTCCTTCCCCCACCGACAAGAGATATTGTCTCACATATAACGTGTTATGTCAAGTAGTGGTCAGACGTGGTATTTGGTGGTGAGGAGTGTAATGTTACGCAATGTTACGCAATGTTACGTCCTATGGGCTGGCAAGTCCTTGATTACAAAGGAATGTTACATTGTGCCGATTTTGACGAAATTGAGAGGGTCAGCGCGGGAGTGTGTGGGAAAGGTAACATTAGTTCTGTGTAACGAGATTTTCTACAAGTAGGGGGTCAATAATCACCGGATATATATACTTTCTTAAAAACGTAACATTATAGATAAATATATAAAAAGTAGTAGTAATCCAACAGTGCATTAATCCTAGCTAGTCTCAGATACCATTAGATACAACGAGGATAATGTTACGTTTTGCCTCTAAAAAACGTAACATTAGGGTAACATTAGGGCGACAAACGTAACATTAGGTCTGCCGGAAACGTAACATTACCCCGCACATCTAATCTAGGAACTGGTATCGGGGGCGCACTGCACAATGCGTTTGGCGCACCTCGAATCTAGGAACTGGTATCGAAGAATTCGAGACAAAAAAAATCCCCGCCGAAGCGGGGATCTCTCTGGGTTGGTGGGTGGGTTACTTGGCTTCGCGATTCGCTCGGATGCGGTTTACATTCATCGTGTGCGTCAATCCCTCTAGCAAGTTTTGCACTGCTTGGCTCTCCGCAATCACTCCCTGTTGGCCGACATCGAATGCTGCCAGCTTGTTAACCAGTTCAATCAACACGGGGTGCTGAATCGAGCGCGGTACCGGCGAAGTCTTAACTTCAGGTAACGGGCCGGATTCAATGTGCGTGTCGGTTGAGACGCCGCCGGTTTGGGTATCCTTACCTTTAGCAGTCTTGGCCTTTGGCGCTTTGTTCGGTGCTACCGTCTTGGTCTCGAATGGCGCTAACAAGCTGGTCAGTGTACCGCGAAGGTTCGCCATACCAGAGGAAACCTTATTGTGTGCCTTACCCTGTGCTGCCTTGAATTTCTCAACCTTCGCCGCTTGCGCTTTGGTAACGGGTTTTTTGTTGCCAGCACACAGTTTTAGCTTGTGTGCCTTTACCGCATCGCGATCCATGCCCTTGATCTCGGCCAAGGTAAACCCCGCAAACTGACGCCCAAAGTCGTTACTACGCGATGCGATAAACCCCGTTCGCAATTGCGCGTACACTTCAGGATCGCCCTTCGTTTCGTAGGTATCCGCGATTGTGACCGATGGTTTTCCGTCCTTTACGAAGCGCGATCCGTCCGCACTGCGCTTTAGTCCGACCATTCGCGCCGCAATTACGCGGGCATTCTCTTCAGCGTTGAAGTAGTTAGTGGCTGTTTCGATTAAGTTTGGCATGTTGCCTTACTCCATTTTGTTTAAGTTAATGCCGGTGGATCACCCCGCCGACACCCCAAATTATAACACCATGACGTGTTACACACAAGTAACCCGTGGTATATGGCGGTAAATAGTGGTTTTTTGTGTATAAATCATACACAAAACCGGCAAATCAGACCCCACCGCCCCCCGACCCCCCGCGCACTGCTAGCAGCTACGCACGGCGCATGTATTACTAATTCGCGCAAACAATCTGTATTCCTAGCAATTTGCCCCGTTTTTTGAGGCCGTTCCCTACTAATCTCCACACAGGAAACCCCCCACCCCAAAAATAAAAGTCCCAGCAAAAAATTTTTTGTTTGTCAAGGGACTGAAATACCGGGTTTCGGGTACCCCCGTACGTGCCACGTAACTTATTGATTATATTGGGTTATTCGGTTATTCGGGTTTTCAGACCCCCCGGTGTACCCGGCAGGTAAATACTTGTAGAAAATTTGGTTATACAGAAGTATTTACGTGGAGGTGTCCACAAAATCACATACATAGCGTTTTGGACTTTTTGGACTTTTAGTCTGTTTGTCTCTGGTGGTTTTTGGTGTATATTCGCGCCAACGACTTATAGTCTGCGTACAATCTATGACCTTATTTGTAGAACCTGAAATCGGTGTACCTCTTGCGGACGACGTACCTAATGTCGATCTGAAGGAACGTGCGGAAGCGGCGTGCAATACGGCGCTGAAACTGTCCGAGCATGGTTTAGACTTGGAACCTACTGTAGAAGATGAAGATACCGCTGCGAGGTTGGCTTTGGCTTACGCTGACGATCCTGAAAAAACTTCTAAAAAGGTTACTACGAAGAAGGCGGCGAAACTTACCCCTGCATCTATTGTACTTACGAACAATATCCTCCAAGAGTTCGGGCACTCCGTTGCAGAAAGCGCAACCCAGATCCGGTACCTAGTTACTAATAAGCTGCTGTTAGAGTCAGAGAACGACGACCCGCGTATACGGATTCGAGCTTTGGAACTTCTAGGTAAGATCTCAGACGTAGGACTCTTCGCGGAGAAAACAGAAGTCACTGTTACGCATCAGTCAACAGATGATCTACGTAACAAGTTACGAGGTAAGTTGGAGAAGTTGGTCGAGCCGGTGATCCCAGCAGAGATAGAAGACGCCAACTACGAAGACATCGTGCTGGATGGCGAGGTGCTGAATCTGGATGAAGAGCTTGGCTTGGCGGTAGATGAGGTGGCTGAAGACGAAGGGGGCGAGGAAGCCTACGATGGTTGAGGCCGTTCCCGATTTTACTGAGGAAGAAGTCCAGAACATGCTGGACAACCTCGATGCGTTCTCTGATGAGGAGGTTGTTGAGATCAACCGCATCGTGGACGAGCTTGCCGTAAGAAAAACGAACGCCGCTGCCTACAATGACCTCATAGAGTTCTGTCAGATGATGATGCCGGACTTCATTGTGGGCAAACACCACCGGATTTTGGCGAATATGCTGATGGCGATTGAGTCAGGGGACAAGGATCGCATCTGTGTGAACATCCCACCACGCCACGGCAAGTCCCAACTTGTCTCTATTTTCTTTCCAGCGTGGTTTTTGGGGCGAAATCCGAACAAAAAGGTGATGATGGTGTCGCATACCACTGATTTGGCAGTGGATTTTGGCCGAAAAGTGCGAAATTTGATCTCTACAGACGCCTACCAGTCCATTTTTTCCACGGTACAGCTCGCCAGCGACTCAAAATCGGCTGGTAGATGGAATACTAACGTCGGTGGTGAGTATTATGCGTGCGGTATTGGTTCTGCACTGGCTGGTCGTGGTGCAGATCTGCTGTTGGTGGACGACCCACACTCGGAACAGGACGTAATTAACGGTAATTTTGCTGTTTTTGAGAAGGCATACGAGTGGTTTACCTTCGGTGCACGAACTCGTCTGATGCCGGGGGGTCGTGTGGCAATAATCCAGACCCGATGGCATATGGATGACCTGACGGGACGTGTGACACGCGACATGGCGCAGAATGACAGGGCGGATGAGTACGAGATCGTCGAATTCCCTGCGATACTGGAGATTGAGGACGAGGAGACAGACAACATAGTGGAGAAACCGCTGTGGCCCGAGTTCTTCGACCTAGAGGCACTGCTCAGAACTAAGGCGTCGATGCCTACATTCCAGTGGAACGCGCAGTATCAGCAGACACCCACGGCGGAAGAGGCTGCGCTGGTCAAGCGGGAGTGGTGGCAGCTCTGGGAGCAGGAACGGCCTCCGAGTTGTGAGTACATAATCATGTCACTGGACGCAGCGGCAGAGAAACACAACCGTGCCGACTTTACGGCGTTGACTACGTGGGGTGTGTTTCTCAACGAAGAGTACGACAACTACCACATCATTCTGCTGAACAGTATAAAGAAGCGGCTGGAGTTCCCAGAGCTAAAAGAGTTGGCGCTGGAGGAGTATAGTGAGTGGGAACCCGATGCGTTCATCGTGGAGAAGAAGTCATCGGGTACGGCGCTGTACCAAGAGATGAGGCGTATGGGCCTGCCGGTATCAGAGTACACGCCTCACAGGGGATCAGGTGATAAGTTAGCACGTCTTAACTCAGTATCTGATATTGTTGCGTCTGGTCTGGTGTGGGTACCTCCCACACGGTGGGCGGAAGAGGTAGTTGAGGAGATTGCTGGATT